TCTATTATTTGCACAAAAGCAGCAACAGTTTCCTTGACAGCTAAAACAATAACCAGGAACACCTTCTAAACATTGAGCTTGCATAGCAGCAGGATTAAAGTGAATAAGATCACCTCTATAATAAGGACCAAAACAGGCACAACATAATAAATTTTTACAGTAGGGTTCAACATTATCCATAGTACCATAAGTCCAAGTAGTAGACCCAAAGTCTTGTGCATCTACTGCTGTGGCTGCACTAGCTACCCAGTCTGTGCCATTATAAGAAAGAAGAGAATTAAGATCAGTGTCAAAATAAATAGAGCCAGTAGCAGGAGAACCTGGTCTACTGGCTGTGTTGCCTGATGGAGCATCCATTCTGTCACTAGCTGTTATACAGCAGGATGTTACACAACAGGCACAAACATTTCTGCTGTTGTCTACTACTGTAGTTCCATTAATCTTATATGCCATAATTTATTCCTATTCTCAGTCTAAAGACTATCGTGAATATTAAACCCATTCAGTGCCATTATAAGCAACTAACTTTCCTAAATCTGTATCAAAAAATAAGTGTCCTGCGTTGGGTGAAGCAGTCCTCTGTGCTGTAGTACCTGATGGTGCAGTAAGAACTGTAGCTGTAACTATTGTTCCTTGAACTGAGGGTGTCCCTGAAGGAATGTTCTTACTGTCATCTATTACATTTGTACCACTAACCCTTAGAGCCATTCTCTAATTCCTCTACTTTGTCTTGTAAGCATTTTACAGTTTCAATGAGAACACCAACCAGACCATTGTAGTTGACTGACTTGAAACCCTCATCATCTTCTGTGACAAGTTCTGGAAGTACTTCCTCAACCTCTTGAGCAACAACACCAAGTGTGTACTTACCAGAGTCTTTCCAGTTATAGTTGACACCCCTGATCTGACCAATCTTACAGTAAGCATTTTCTACTGTAGTGATGTTGTCCTTACATCTGCAGTCAGAAGTAGTATCAATGACAGCAGATATGACACAGTTAGTACCACAGACTACAGTTCCTTGAACACAGGTAGTACCACATACTTTTGGAGAAATTACACAGCTAGTGCCACAGACTTTGCCAGATTTATTACAACAAGGAAAACAAGCACAGTTTACTGTAAGCAGGTTAGTACCTGGATTAAATTTAAACCCATTATGATCTTGTTGTAAGTATGTATACCTCGTGCCTTCAGATGCACAAATTACATAAGGGATATTATAATCACAATTACAATCACAAGACTCACCTACATAAATGCAGACTGCACATACTGCTTTACCTTTTAAACATGGGGTACATATGCAACTTGTTCCACAGATTACAGTTCCTTTAACACAATTAGCTGCACATGTACAACCAGAATCTAAAAATACCCCTCTAACTGTTGGAGCGCAGAAGCAACAGGTTGCCAAAACACATTTAAAGGTTACATTGTCTGTCGTAGCAACTGCCTGACCAATAGAGAACTCAGTGCCACTAAGAGTAATTCCTGTACCTGCAGAGTAAACAGTTGTCTCAGCAACTTCTGCAAAAGTAATGTTAGTTGTACCAAAAGTAATTGTACCCTCAGTATTCATAACATCAAGGTGTCCTGCATTTGCAGTACCTTCTTTAATAAAGAAAGCATCACCCTGCCCTAGTGCATCAGGATCAGATGGACCTGCACTATCTGTATCTGTAGAACGAGTAAGAACCCAGTTAGTAGAACCAGAACCTACAGTAGTAACTGTGTACACACCATTATGTGCTGCATTAGTTTGCTCTGAAACAAGAACACGATCTGCGCTTGAGAGTGTTACACCATCGATAGATAGAGCAGCCTGAGTACTGTTATTTGTAAGTGTAGCTCCTACACCTGATGATCCATTATCATAAGTAGCAGACAAGTTAGCAGTTGTTTGAACTCTAACTGGATCATGGTAGTGTAAACCTGCAGAAGTAAGAGTGTCAACGTACTGTTTTGTTGCTAATTGACAGGCAGTTGTTGGATCACCTGACACACAAACAGAACCAAAACAAACATTAGAAGAGTTAAAGTTAGCGAGTGTAGACACACACCCTGTAACATTACCAGTAACATTTCCTGTTACATTACCAGTTACGTCACCTGTAAGATCTCCTGTCACGTTACCAGTTACGTTACCAGTTACATTACCTGTAAGATTACCTGTGGCATTACCAACAAGACTTCCACAAAAATTAGTAGCACAAATATTTGCAGCATTTGTAATACACTGTGAATTAGCATTTAAGTTACCTCCCAAGGTTGGAGAGGTATCTTCTTGAATACAAGTAAGAGCGTCACCAAGGGTAAATGCAGCATTACTCCAAGCAGAGCCTGTATAAACTTTTAACTGATTTCCAGAGCTATTATAGTAGAGAGCACCAGTTAGAAGGGCATCCCCATCATTATCCACAGTTGGATCTGAAGACTTACTACCAAGGTATCTATCATCAAACTGATCATACGAACTGGCTGCAGACGCTGCTGAAGTCGATGCAGCAGAAGCTGAGTTGCTTGCATTAGTTGCAGAGGTAGCAGCATTAGTTTCACTCGTGGCTGCATTTGTAGCACTGGTAGCAGCAGCAGTGGCTGAACCAAGGATACCATCAACATAAGTCTTTGTTGTAAGGTCAGCAGCATTTGTTGGTGTATAGGTTGTAGTGATCTTGTTAGATCCCATGTCTATAGCACCAGTCATAGTACCACCAGACAATGCTAGTCTTGTGTCACGTTGAGTATCTGTATATGTCTTTGTTGCTGCATCTTGGGCTGCAGTAGGATCACCTAGTCCTGTGATCTTTGATGTTCCCATAGCAATAGCACCTGACATGGTTCCACCAGTCAAGCTAAGTTTTAATGCATCCTGAGTATCAACGTAACCCTTACGAGTTAGTGTATCATCTGTAGCAGGGGTAGCTGTAGATGTAGCTTTGTTAGCACCAAGGGTAATATCCCCTGTCATTGTGCCACCTGCAGTATTTAGTTTAGTTCCTAAACAAGTTGTAACAGATGTGTAGAATGCAGAGTCATCATTAATAGCTGCAGCTAGTTCATTAAGAGTATCAAGAGCACCTGGAGCACCACCAATAAGGTTAGTAATCTGTGCATCAACATAACACTTTGAAGCTGCATCAGTGTCAGCAGTGGGTACATCAAGAGATGTAATCTTTGCAGACCCCATGTCTAAACCATTTGTACCAGACATGTTAATGTCACAGAAAGTAGAAGTACCAGTAGAAGTTACATTACCAGTTAAGTTACCAGTGACGTTACCTGTTACGTTTCCTGTAATATCTCCAGTGACATCCCCAGTGACATTTCCTGTAACGTTCCCAGTTAGGTTTCCTGTAACATCCCCTGTTAAATCCCCTGTAACGTTACCTGTGACATTGCCTGTAACATCTCCTGTCAGATTACCTGTAACGTTACCTGTAACAGGGCCTACAAAACAAGTACTAGCTGTAACTACTGTACCTGTTATTGCAGCAGCAGAAGACCCACCAATAACAGCACCATCCACAGTACCCCCATTGATATCCACTGTAGCAAAAGTACCCTGTCCTGTCGTACTAAGTGTAGTAAAGCTCCCTGCAGCAGCAGTAGAAGCACCAATAACAGTGTTGTCAATATTTCCTGCATTTATATCAACTGTGGCTAGTGTTGCTGTTCCTGTAGCAGTTAACCCAGGGACACAAACAGTATCTGAAAAAGTAGTAATACCTGTAATACCAAGAGTACCACTAAAAGTACTATTCCCTGTTACACCTAACGTTCCCCCTACAGTTGCATTTCCTGCAAGATGAAAATCCTTAAACTTTAAACTTGACGTTCCTAAGTCTATGTCATTCGTTGTAGTAGGAACAAATGCACCATCTTGAATACGTGCCTGTTCTGCAGCAGCAGAAGATACTTCAGTAAAAAATCTAATATGGTTATTAGAAGTATCTATACAAACTTTGTTATTAGCATCTGTGTCTGCAATAAGTGGAACATACGCACCCTCACCTGTGGTTGTCCCATCGTGCCTGTGTCCTGTGCTTGCATTAAATGCTGCTTGTATCTGTGCAAATTCTGCGTCTACTGGGGCAGCTTTAATAACTGCACCTGCAACAATATCAGCAGCACTCTGTCTTGTATAACCTGCCATTTATAATCTATCCCCCACTCCAAATGTTACGACAATACCCTGGATACTGTGTGCAGCATTGGAATCATTAGTTACATATCTAAAAGAAACTGACTTACCTGAACCTGAAACATTCACCCTTTGTACAGGTGAAGGATTACCATCAAAAATAGCTGTGCTATCGTACAAAGCCTCATTGTAGTAAGCAGCAGCACCTTCAGTTGTTAAAGTAAAGTTAGTTGGATTAAGAATGGTGGTATCATCATAGTCGTATACAACTGACAATATGATCTCGTTATCACCTTCTGATCTAAGGTAAGTAGCAACAGTATGAATAATCTTACGTTGCTCTGGATCTTGCATGTGCAAGAATGGTGTTTGGAAGACGCTTACAATATTGCTTCCACCAAAATTATTTCCTTGTTCCTGTCTGTGGACTTTACCACTTTTATCCCCATGTATTACAAACTCAAACTGCCCTATATAACCACTGTCTGCACAAGTAGCCTCAATTCCTAGTAGCTGACCAAACTCAAAATTAATACCACCCTGTTGTCCTAGACGTAAACCACCAATAAGACCATTAGCATTGTCTATATTATAAAAAAGTCTAAACTGAGATTTATTTCTTATAACTACAGAACTTAGTTCTTCAAGAGATGACTCAAGAATAACATCAGTAAACAAGGACTGAATGTTTTTAGATAGAGATTCAAGCTGAACGTCACCAATTTTGTTTGTACCTGAGATAGGTCTAATACCATCCTGAGATAAGAAAAGTAGATCACCACCAATTTCAACTACACTATCTGAAGCTAGACAACCAAGGTCATCTGTTACATGCTCTAGTACAAAGTTTGCTTTATTATTTCCTACTAACCTTTTTATATTATTAATACCAAAAATGTATAACGCATCACGAAAAGGTTTAAGAGCCACAATAGGAAAACCTACAGGATATACTCCTGCCCCTAGTCCAGGATCATAGTTTGTTTCATCGTCAGGAATACTAAAGTAAAGATTGTAGTCTTCTGCAGGATCACCTGCTAAAAACATGTGATTAGCAAATACTTCTGCAAACTTAGGATCTGTAGGTGCGTTAGAGTCAGTAATCTGAGTATAGGTTGTACCATCGTATGTGGCTGCAGGGTTTACCCCATCTGTTAGTATTACCTTTGGACCTGCTCCAAAATTATACCTTTTAAATCTTACTTTAGTTACACCTGTCATTGTAGGTAAACCAGAAGTAGTTACTGCATCCCAAGACGTAGTTGAACTATTCCATT